TATGACACAATATTGGGATAATGACTATGGCTCCAATCAGGTATTGATAGAGACAACGAGAGCCTACGAGTATATTGAAGGGTACATAGCCAGTTTATTCTCCCGCAATCCCGCAGTTATCGTGAAGGGTGATGTAAGAGGGAAGGGTAATCCTGAGAAGGTACAGGCATTGTGCAATGCTTTTCTTGACAATGTGCGTAGCCAGATTGAGGACGTAAGTCGATTGGCTTTGATATATCCCTGTGCATTTCTGAAGTTGTATGGCAGTGATCATCCTGATCCATTCAAACGTGTATCTTGCGCTGCGATTGCGGCATGGGATTGTATTGTCGATGTAGATGCAGCGAGCTGGGCGCAACAAAAATATGTAGGACATCGATACTATATTACGCACGAAGAAGCAAAAGCCAAGTATGGAAACAAAAGATATACGACACATCAGTTGGTGCGGTTTTTGGACTACGATAACAATGACGATCAAAATGCAAGTTATCTTGGAATAAACCTGAGCGAGTTAAACGATTCGGGATTTGAGGTTGATAGTCCATTTGAGTATGTACAGGTAGTTGAGTATTTCGATTTGGTAAACAACAAAATGTTGGTATGGTCGCCTGACTATGCAAATGGCGAGAAGTTTTTGTATGATGGTGTTGAGGTAGATGTAGGTGTAGAGGGCCAGACAACCAAGTTTGATCAGATACCTTTTACTGATAGTGCGGACCATCCGATTGCACCGATTATACCGTTGTACTTTAGTCGTCAGCCTGATGTACCTTTGCGTGGATATAGCGCGTTGAAACGTGTGTACTCACAGGTCGAGGAGACTAACATAATCCGTACGTATCAGGCAACGATGGTAAGGAGAGCGGCACGGCAATGGATTGTCAAGAAGGGTGTATTTTCGGATGAAGATATGGCCAAACTTGCTCTGGGTGCGGATGGAGAATATGTGGAAGCCGAGTTATCGATGGGTCAGAGTTTGGAGGGAAGCATCCAAGCCGTGCCGCATACCCAAGTCCCTACGGAGTTGGAAACATATATTAACCAAGTAAATGAAGATTTCCAACGTGGAAGTGTGTTGGCTCCTTTTACCAGGGGTCAGGCAACACGAGCAACAGCGACTGAGGTTACAGCGTTGGCATCGTATAGTTCTTCTGAGATTGGTCGTCTTGCCAGAGAGCGTGATGCAATGATTGAGCATACAGCATCGGTGTACGTTGCAATGATGAAGATATTTCTGAAAGATGATGCAGATGTGATTGTACTGAATGGTCGTTCAGAAGTTGTACGAAGTGAAGATATGTCTGGTGATTTTGCGTTTTATGCGCTTGACGCGGGGAGTACACCTGTATCAGAAAGTGTAAAGAAGCAAGAGTTTTTTCAGGCAGTCAATCTATTATTGCAGCTGGGTGTACCACAAGAAAAAGTATTGGAAGAGTTGGTACGCAAGCTAGATTTACCGGAAGATTTTTTATCGTCACCGATTGAAGGTGGACAAGAAATACAACAACCACAGAACCAACCGAGTGCGACTGCAACAATAGAACAAGGAATGCAGGGTAGTCCTCAACAAGTAGCAAAAGTTTTATAGGAGTATAAGATGTCAATACCACAAGATTTAAGTATGCAAGCCGAGCAGATTGGTGCAGGAATGGATGAAGCGCAGGCGCAAGGAATGCAGATGATGATACCGCAAGGTCAGTTTTCTAGTCAAGCGATGGGAGCATTGTTGGATGAAGTAAACAAGTTTATGCAGCGCATGAACCAACCAGCATTGGAGATTGAAGTAGCAGATATGCAAGCCTTTCCTCAAGAGTTGGTGCAGGTTGTAATGGCGATTATGGCGATCGCAGAGCAAGCAGGTGTAGCTGTTGATATGTCATTGTCTGATGTAGAATCGGATCAAGATGTTGCACGATTGGTAGCATTGATCAAGAGAGCGGTATCAGATAAAAAGTTTATAGATTTCCTTGAGGCAGCGGAAGAACAGGCAGCAGAGCCTGTAGAAGAAGTTGCAGTGGAAGAACAAGTCGAAACTCCCGAAGGTGGAGAAATGACAGACGAAGAACTATTTGCAAGTAGGATGTAATATGTCAGAAGAAAACAACACAACAGAAACCCCTGAAAATACTGTAGAGGACACTTCCGCAGAAGTCTCTCCGGTAGAAGAAACTCCAACAGAAGATGTATCTCGTAAGTCTTTGAATGATTATAAAGATGATTATGATCGTCAAGTAGACCAGCTGCTACACCGATACAATGCTGAAAAGGAAGGAGAGCCAACACCAGAACCAGAGACTTTGCGTGAAGGTGAGTCATGGGACAAGGTATATGACCAAGTTCCTGAGAGTGCGCAACGAGCAATGGCATCATTGCGAAAAGATTATACGCGCAAGACACAAGAACTAGCCGAGCAACGCAAAGCAATACAAGCAGAACAAGAGAAGTTGTCTGCATTGCGAATGAACCTCGAAGACAACGCTGCATACAAAGCGATACAAGAGGCTGCACAAGAAGATACAGGAGACTTTGATCCATATGACACACAGTCTTTTGAGCGGTATGTCAATCGGATTGTTGCAGAGAGATTGCAATCTGTATTGCAGCCAATGGCTGAACAACAGATGCAGGCCCAGGCAAAAGCAAAAGTGCAGTCATTTATGTCACAACATCCAGAGCTACAAACAGATGAAATGTTTAAGGGTGAGGTTCGCAAGACATTGTTGGCGAATGAAAATCTAACACTACAAGATGCGTACTGGATTGTAAAGGGTCAACAATCGCATCAAACGGCAGAACGTCATCAGATGCAACAGTTGGCATTTCAGCAAGCAGCACAGGCTGCGGGGCTAAAAGTAGGTGCGGGACAACACAAAGGTATTACTATTCCCAAGAATAGTGACAAGATGTCGGCATCAGATTTATACAATCACCTGTTGAAACAGAAGAAATAATGTTATACACTTATCATAGTCGCAAGGCGAGGAACCCATATGGATACGTCCAAGCCATCTCCCCTCACGAGGATACGAGAGCGATAGTAAAACTCAAACGTAGGAGGCTTCAATGCCCATTCAACCAGACATACTAGCGTCTACCCTGCGTATCTTAAAAGATCGTGAGGTAGACAATACATTTAAAAATATTCCCATCCTTGATGCGATTCGTTCACACGGAGCCGTTATTGAGAGTGATGGTGGTAGCAAGGTAAACTGCCCTGCTATTATGACCGAACACAGTATGATTACTCAGTTGTCCAGTGGATACGAGTCAATCAATCTTGCTGTTAAAGATCCCCTTCGCCAAACCGAATACAACTGGTGTGACTTTGCTGCTCCAGTCGTAATCACTGAAAAAGAACAACTGTCCAATAAGGGCGATCGTGCTGTAATCAACATTGCAGAAGCGCGTTTGAAGTCCGTTATGGGTATGCTTCAACGAGAGTTTTGTAAGCAAATCGTTGCAGGTGAAAGTACTGTATTGACAGAACTTGAAACTCTTGATCCACGTTCTACTGGCGGATGGTTTGCATTGCAACCTTTCGGAAATCAAACTACTGGTATGGTAGGTGGCTTGACTCGTTCTACTTATACATCGACTTTTCAAAATCAATATGTAGATTGCGTATCAGCATTTCCGGGTGCTACAGGTAGTTCTGATTTTGCAAATCGTCTTTTCCGTTCTATGAGCAAGTTGTATATTGATACACAAGTATATGCTCCAGAAGGAGAGGTTGACATTATTCTTATGTCACCACGATGTTACGAACTATACAAGAACAGTCTTTTTGCACAAGAACGTTATACTTCCATCCAAGAAGAACGAGACATGGCAGGTAAACTTGCTCTTATGTTTAACGGTGCCAAAGTATATGTTGAGCCTAATCTTGGATTTACGATTGATAATACATCTTATCCAACAGGTCCACAAAAAGATCAAGACAATAGTGCATTTACTTATGGTACAGGTGGTGGACAGATCAGTACTGATGGTGCTGCCAACGGTACTGTTGACGCAATGTTCTTGAACTCTAAACTGTTGTCTTTGTACTTTGACAAAGATGCTTATTTTGAAATGAGCGAGTTTGAGCGTATCTCTGGATATGCTGCAATGGCTGCTCACATCATGACCCGTACTCAGTTGGCAACAGCAAACTTGAGTGGACATGGTATTCTTGTAAATGCATTTGCGCTTAAAAACTAAGAGGTGATTTATGGCTACTCAAAACTTATTACAAAGACTCGATGCTGCTGCTGAAACAACAGGTTCATCTGTAAATGCATCAGACCGTCGTATTGAAGAAGTATTTATTGCATCCGAAGCGATTGCAGCTGGTGATTTTGTTACTCTTGATCTGAGTAAATCAGACGATAGTGACAAAGCATTGCATGTCAAGAAGCTGAACTCTGGTGCTACTGTTACATCATTGTGTGTTGGTGTTGCGATTGCTGCTGCTGCGGCTGCGGGTGACAACATTCGTATTTGCGTTCGTGGAATGATTTCTGCAAATGTAGATAATAATGTTGATCAAGCAGATCGACTTATTGCATCGTCTACTGGTGGACGTGCTGTTGTTGCTCCAGAGTTTCTTACTGTTACAGGTGGAGCAGGTGCAGGAACAAAAGTACAACAACAACATATTGTTGCGATTGCTGTATCAGCATCTGGTGTAACGAATGTTGCTACAGTATACGTACTTCCAAACTTTTAAACCATAAGGTTTCTCTCTGAATGGGGGTGAGATTACTTGCCCCCATTTTTATAGGATAGCATTATGAATCTACGTGAGATAAGAGAATACATTGCAAACATCACAGACTATGATCCCAATGTAAATAAGGATTATTCTGCACAGGTTGACAATGTAATCAACGAAACCTATCGTATGTTGTTCTCGGAGAAGCCTTTTACTTTTGCACAGAAAGAAGTAAAGATACCGATATATACTGATGCGGAATATACAGCATCGGGCTTTACAGGTATTATTGCAGGATTGACAAAGATTACTATACAGCCTTCTGTTCCAGATTGGGTAGAAGGAAACATTATAGAAATAGATGGTGTTGAACATCATGTTATATACAAGGCAAGTGCAATCGATATATATATAGAAGGCAGTTTTGCTTTTATTGCACAACCAGTAAAGTTTAAACAGAGATTTATTCGATTGCCAAAAGATTGCGTATCGATATTGCAGGTTGGCAAACGTAGTATGAGCATTGCTCCTACAGCTGTGGGTCGATATATACCATTGACCAGGTACGAAGATGAGTATTACAATCTGCCGTTGGATGAGGTAAACATTCCGAACTACTGGATTATGCAGGATTCGGAATATGTGTCAGCACCTCCTATCGTATTGACCCCAACAGCTACAGCC